AAATAACAAAGATATGTCAGTTTGGTCTTCGTTGGAAGTAGCAGATTCATCAGGTGCTGAAGAATCACTGGTATTAGGGCTTTCCCCTGAAATACCAGATTCTGTAGACGGAGGTGCTACAACAGGGTCTACTGTTGGATCTACACTAGGAGCATCTACTGTAGTGTCATCAGTTATATCGTCAAACTCAGGAGCCTCTAAATTAGTTTCTGGAGTATCTGCGGCTCCACCACCTCCTCCAGCGTCAATACCACTTACTTCTGTTAATCTGTCAAAAACTTCTTGAGGAAGTTCTCTTTCTACCTCTGCATCAACTATGTCTGAGTACACCAGATCAACAGTACCATTAGGAAACTTTTGAACTTTTAATGCTGTGCCTTCAACTGCTCTTTCAAATAAGTTTTCCATTGAAGACCACTTATTGCCTTCCTCATCTGTAAATTCTTTTCTATTTCTATCTGTGTACTTACGGTCAGTGTCAGGAAAAATTAAATTCCCTTGAAGATCTCGCCATTCTTGATCTGCTTCCGGTCTAAGAAAAGTTGTGTCAAAGGGTGCTCCGCCTTCTTTAGCTTCCTGCCATTTTCTATACCTTTCAGATAAAGCTTCTCTTGTTCCAAAAACTGCTTCATGTTCATCTATAAGACCTTGATGTAAAAGTTCAGTACTTAAAGTTTTGTTTGAAACAGAAGCTCTATCATACTTTTCCTGACCTATTTTCTCTTTAAGAGTATCAAGGGACTCGTATACTTTCTGTATTCTAGCTTCTTCAGCAAGCCTAGCTTCTTCAGCAAGCCTAGCTTCTTCAGCTAATCTTTTAGCTTCAATGTCAGCTAGTCTTTTAGCTTCAGCTTCCTCTGCTAATCTTTTAGCCTCCGCTGCTTTTTCCTCTGCTAATCTTTTAGCCTCTGCGTCAGCTATTCTTTTAGCTTCAGCTTTTGCAGCATCAGCTTTTTCTTGAGCTAAGTCAGCAGCAGCTTTATCAGCAGCGGCTTTATCAGCTTTAGCTTTAGCATCAGCAGCCTTTTTAGCTTTAGCATCAGCAGCATCTTTAGCTGCCTTATCTGCTTTGTCTTTAGCAGCTTTAGCGTCTGCCGCATCTTTAGCAGCTTTAGCATCAGCAGCATCTTGAGCAGCTTTAGCGTCTGCTGCATCTTTAGCAGCTTTAGCGTCTGCAACAGCCTGCGCTTCTTCCCTAGCTATTCTAGCTGTTTCTTCTTTAGCTGCTAGTTCATCCGCTCTGGCTCTAGCAACCGCAGCTTCTTCTGCTCTTATCCTGTTTCTTTCTTTACGGGCAGCGTCTTCTATTTGCCAAGCTTGATAAGCAGCAGCTTTCTCTGCTTGATAGGTTCTTTCTTCCCCACGCCTTATTTCAGATTCATTTTTTACTGCTGCGTCATAGTTACCTTTAGCTACGTTAGCTGCAATTCTTTTCTCATTTAACTCTTGTTTTTCAGCGGCTTCCGCTGCTCTTATTTTCTCTAGATAGAACCTTGAGGCTTGGCTAGGCCTACCTCTGTTTCTTATCATAGCTTCCTTAAAGCGTCCTTCATAGTCATCTATAGCACTTGTGTAAGAAGAAGGTGTGTTAAGAGCTTCCTGTGCTGCGTTACTAGCGTTCTCTGCTTCGCTTACAGCACTAACTGCTGCTGATACTTCCTCTGATTCAGTATAAGGATTAAAAGTAAAGTCTATTGTAGCTTCTTGTTCTTCTTCTTCTAAATTACTAGCAGCAACAGAAGCAGCAATACTATTGATATAAGGGTTAAAGTCTGGTGTTGCACCTGTGCCTCCTCCTCCTATAGAAGACCCTGTTCCTCCTCCTGCACCTTGACTGACAGAAGAAACAGCACTAAGACGTTCAGCTAACGCTATAGAAACAGGATCACCGCCTAANTAGAAGTTTACAGGGCCACCAGTTAAGTTCCCAGCTATACTGCTTAGGGTAGCTCCATTTGTTCCNGGGATTTNAATGTTACCAATAGGTATACCTGCGGATAATGCTGCTTTAATAGGATCTCCACCTAATATAAAAGAAGTAGCTGCACTAGCTGCCATAGTTGCTGCCGTAGGCCCAAGAGTAGCAGCAATAGCTGTTGCGGTAGCTTTAGACACACCAGCCTTAACAGCAATCTGAGTGGCAGTCCCGCCTATACCTTGAACAATACTTCCTGCTATTGGCCCTAAAATAGACCCTATAACATAAGCTTTTACAGCAGCTATTCCTATGTCTTTTATACTAGGATCTTTAACTTCTAAAGTTCTTATCTCACTAAAGCTGAAAGGATCATAAAGATAAGTAGAGCCATCTTTAGTCTGTCTAATAGGGCTAACATCATACTTATGATAAAGCGCCTGTAACATAGGGTCACTATTATAAGATTCCATCAAAGCTTCTTGATAGTTTAAACCTTTAGTAGCCTGTAGATAAGAAATTTGATCTTTAAGGATAGGTTCTACAAGAGAATGGAACTGCTGTAATTCAGAGTCTGAAGAATTAGTGTGTGTACCTAAGTTACCGCCAAAGTCAGATTTACTAAAAGATTGTTTGCTAGCCGTAACATCATAACCGTAGTAAGAACTTAAAGCAGCTTGCAAGTCTTCAGTACTGTTTAAATTTTGAACAGAACTATATGCTTGTTTAGTTTTAATAACATCTGCACGTTCATTACCAAAGTCACTTAGATAAGCTGGGGTATCTCCAACAAAGCCACGGTACTCCTGCTCGCTAAGTATACGAGTAGGACTATAGTCTATTGATCCTCCACCTACACCTCCTTCACCACCAACAATATCAATATCAGTCAAGTACCCTGTATCAGAAAATGCTTTTTGAAATGCAGTGTCATAAAAATCATCTACATTATCTACATCGTTAATATCAAAGTAGTTAGCGCCACCGGATAAAGTATTGCGGTATTCAAGGAAAGGATTAGCAAAGGAAGAAAAAGACTCAGCCATTATTTACCCCAAGTAGACAAGGTTTTAATACCAAAACTTGCAGCTATAGCGCCACCTAGAAAGGCTTTGTAGTAATCAGGCATAGTAGACAATACAGTAAATCCTTGTTCAACGTAGGGAACCATAGAAGGTATGAAAGCACCTATCAATGGCAAACTTAAAACTACAGCAAACCATTCATCTTTCCATGAGGTCTGTGAGGCAGCAGCTTGTTGAGTTTCCCAATCACCGTCATTTGTAATACGGCGTAACTTGGATTCATGTACAGCTTGCTTTTCAGCAGCTTTATTTTTAAGGAAAGTACCGGCTAAGTTAGCTATAGGTCCAATGAGAGCTTGTAGCATTATACACCCCTTAAAGATAAAGCTAAGGGGCCACCTAAGCAGCCCCCAGCTAGACGGTTGTTACTTAGGAACAACCAAGGTAAGTCCGGCTTCAGGACGAAGTACAGCTTTACCGTACAAAGTGTCTGAAGTGAACAAGTTAGCAAGGAATTCTTGCTTGTACTGTGTCTGCGATCTAACGCCTTGCTGTTCGGCAAGAGTTAGTGCATCACGGTGTACCAAGAGAGCACCTAAGCTATCTACAGCACCTGAAGCACCGTTAGCAGCAGCGGTTTCAACTACAGGGCAGTTAGTACTTACATAAATACCAATACCGTATAGTTCACCAATCTGTCCACCTGTTACTTTGCCATTGTTAACAAAGTCAGAGCTAACGTAGCGATCAATACCCATGATCGTGTTACGCACTGAAGGAGGAATGATAAAGCTACGTCCGTCCATAGGTACGTCTTCATCGTCTAGCTTCTGGATCAATGCTCTAAAGCCACCATCAGTAAAGATGTCAGCAGGAACAACTGTATCAGCTACATAAGTAGTTAAGGTAGCAGCGCCATTGTTAATAAAGAACGTACCGCCATTGTTCAAGTAAGTAGTACTAGTAGTACCTGATGCACCTAGGCCAGTAGCCAAGCTGTGTAGGTCAGTATCTACTTGCTTTGCAAGAGCATAGCCAGCGTCCTCTGTATAGAACTGACGCAAAGAAGACAACGCCTGTACGTCTGTAATGTCTTCAATTAAACGTGAGTACTCAAAGTGACGGTTAATAGAAACCTGTACTTCACCTTCTGTGCTTGCCTGTACTGTTACAGCGGTCTTAGCTGCTTTAGCATGGGCATCACCACGGACAGGCTTAGGAACGTGAATTGTATCACCTTTCTTACCTGACATAGACATCTTCTTGACTAGGTTAGCCAATACAAGATTCTTTTGGTATGCAGCAATAATCTCGTCACTCCAGATTTCTGGGAT